CAAGTTTTGCTAACTCAGAGTAAGCCTCATCTTCTGAGTATTGACCACGGGTAATAACACCAGAATTGTTGACAAGGTTTTGGCCGATATAAACAAAATCTTTGTTTCCTGCTGACGCTGAAATAATGTCTTCAGCGGGGATTGTTCCGATTGATTTGTCTGCACCTTTGGCAGTTCTTTTAGGCAACTTTACCGTAGGGAGAAGTGTGTACCCGCCAGATCCAACCTGCCCAAGTGGAGGGAGGGTCGAAAGATCTATGTCTGTGTTTGTGTTGTTATCGCTCATTCTTCAACCTCGTTAGATAATAGTCTTTCATACAATCGAGCAAACTCAGGGGTGTCCTGCTTCAACGCCTTGCCAATACCGGCGAGCCAGTCACGCAAAGGTGCCGCAGCAGTAGCAGTCGAGAACCCACCTGCTGCACCACCGGCTTGGACATAACGCTCAACGGCTGCATCACGGGCTGTCAAATACTGACGAGTCGCATCAGCCACGTCGTTACCGATCAAACGGTCATCCTTAACAAGACGATCCAACTGTTCCAACTTCTTAGGGAACTCACCAGGGTTGAACTCGGCAACAACAGGGAAGCCAGGGTATTCCTTGTTTAGTTTTTCACGCCATTGGCGAAGCCAACGCTTTTGATCCGCAGTAGGGCGTGGTGGCAACTTGTCACGCAACTCACGGTACTGAGCAGAAGCAGCTTTGTACTGGGCCAACTCGACAATCTCACGATCTGTCAGACGGCGACGGCGACCCTTTGACAACTGGCGTGACCACACCTCAAATGAGAAGTCGTCACCACCTGGTGCCATGAAACCAGCAACATCAGGGTATTGACTAATCAAACCTTTACCTTCACTGCGTTCCCAGTCACCGAACTCATCGGTTGCTTCCAAACCACCAGCGATTGATTCTGTCTTGTTTGAAATGTACAACAAAGCATCGTTGCCGTAGATGTCCAAGAACCGGCTTACCGCTGTGTCGTAGTTACCTGCTGCACCATCAGCCCCTATTGAATTGGGATCTTGCAGCTTTTGGAACTCTTTCACCAACTGGGTGCCATAGAAGTCACCGCTAATGGTTTCAATTTTGAACTCAGGTGCTGGCGACGTTGGACCAAAGAACTGACCCAATGCACGAAGTGCTGTCAACGCACGGGCTTTACCTCTTGCATCGGCATACAGTTTTTCTTGTTCGTTCGGATCAGCAAGGTCATACTCGCCTGAAGCCGACAACGCACGAAGCGTCTCGATATAGGTATTGCCGTACACCGTTTCAAGTTTCTGCGTGTCACCTTCCCATGCTTGGTTGAAACGCTGAATCCACAACGGGGTAATAGACAGTCCTTCTTTTCTGCCATAAGGCAAAAGAAACTTAACAATCGAGTCGGTCGCTGGAGTATCAGGAATAATCTTAGAAGCAGCGATTTGCGCCATCGGCCCGATAGACGGAACAACTCCAAGACCAATCGAGATGCGCTTTACAGGTGCCTGCATCGGTGCTTCAACGCCTGTCAAAAGTTTTGATAACTGACCTGACATTGGGAAGTTGAAAGAGTACTCACCGGTTGTTGCGTCTTTGTAGAAGAACCCTTCACCGTTATTGTCGGGGTCAAATTTTCTTGCACCGTCAAAAATGACTTGTGCTTTGCGGATGCGGGTTGGGTCTTCAACAATGCTTTTTGCGTAGGTTCCGAGAACTTCTTTCCACGCTGAACCGAAAGGTACAACAATGCGAAGAACATCTTCAAGGTTGGAACGCTCTGTGGCGTTGTACAAAAGTTCTTTTGTGTTGCGTAAAGCAACCGCTTTAGCGTAGTCATCCAACTGATCAACAGTTCCAGTGGCTTTAGAGCCTGTCATCGCAGCAACTTCTTCAAGTTTGCTAACAACATCTTTGCCACCCAAGTATCGGCTCAGGCTCATATTTGCAGTAGATGCGGATTGTTTAGCCCGTTGCAACAAAGCAGCTGCCTCAGCAGGATCTAAAAGGTCAGCGTTTTGGAAAACTTCTCGATAGTAATACTGGCGGAACACCGGAGACTTCTCAAGTGCTTGGGTTGCCTTGCCATAAAGGTTTACGAAGAAGAAGTCAACCGCACTGTCTTTGACTTGCAAAAACTTTTTACCAAGATCAGATGAATCGCCACGACCGCGCTGAGCGATTTTAACTTTGGGGGCAAGTTTCTGATCCCCACCAAGAGTGTCAAGAAGATTGCGAAGGTTCTGTGTACCTAAACCATCTTTTGTAAATGCAGGTCCTGCATAGACAGGCTGAATAACAAATTCATCTATACCAGCCGACGTGGTTACTTGACGGATAATAACGCCTTCTTCACCGCTTGCAAGACGAACAACAGATCCGATACCACCGTTACCTGAAAGGATGTCTGCTGGGTCAATGTCGTTGATATCAACATTCTCTGTAGCGACAGCGACAAATTTGCCTGGTGCCGATTCAACAGTTAAAGGGACTTTGTTGTAGGCGGCCACCACACGAAGGTCTTCGTTGTCTTTTACAACGGTTCCTACTTTGAACTCTGACAGTCGATCAACCCAAGTGTTGACTGCATCGTCAAGGTCTGCTGGGTCAATACGGATTCGACCTGCTTGACCGGTTGTCGGGTCAACATATTTAATGCCTTCAGCAAAGTAGTTACGCAACTGACCAAGAAGTTCTTTGTTCTCAGGCTTGTATAGCCAGTCAACAATTCGCTGTGTGCGTTGTGGCTGGGTGAGGTTTTCTAAACCTAATTGTGCGATCTGTACCAAAATTGGGTCGGCATGGATCAATGCAAGGTTGTCAACATATCCAGTGACATGAGCAACTGCGTCGTCGCCTCGATCAACAATAGAGAAGTTGCCGTTACGGAACAATGCTTCTTCTACACCCCAAGGGTTCTCAAGGTTCTTGTGAACATCAAAGGTGAGTGCTTTCCAAAACTCGTCTTGTTCTTTATTCCAGTTGCCCGCAATACCACCGAAGTCTTCACCGGTGATGTCAAAGTTTCCTTTTTTGCGGAGAACCCACAGAATGAAATCTTGTGGGTGGCTGAACACTCCTGACATTCCTGACATGGCGATACGGGTTTGTGCGTCAATCATGTTACGCATGACATATCCGCCAGTGGCGAGAGCCAATGGTTTCCATATCTCTTGCTGTACAAACTCGGCAGCGGTTGTTCCTGCTCTTTGCTTGCCTGCTGTGTTTCGGGTAAAGAATGGGTTGCCTGCTAATGCTCGTACACGGCGAAAGTCGGGTAGGTATTCCACGTCGTCTGCAAGTTCGGTCAAAGAACCTGCGCCGTTGATAACAACCTTGTCTTGGATTGGGAGTGGTATGTCGTCAAAGACATTCGCAGGCAAAAGCGTTCTTAGCATTTGCAATGCCCCGCCGTCATCGGCATTTCCGTATTCGTCAATTTGAAAAGTACGCGCTTTTGCACTACGGGCCGCGCCAATAACTTCTTGAGCGAACTGTGTTGCGCCAGGTGATTTGCCACCAATAGTCGTAAAAACGGTTTCAATAACTAGGTCGTAGGCTTCTTTTGCTGAAGCACGGGCAGTCGATGGATCGGTACTTGAATAGGCTTCAATTACCTTTGCCATAACTGTCTTGAACTCTTGTGTCTCGTCACCAAGACCTGCTCCACGCAGATAACGGGCGTAAGAAATAACTGCTGCTTTTTTATCTGCACCAGTTCCGTTGATGATGACAGATCCTTTGGGCATTGTTTCAAACCAACGGCTGTTTCTCAATGAACGCCACAAAGGGATTCGTTCCTTTGTTTCATCGCCGATCATCGCACTAAATCTGGCAAGACGGATGTCTCTGATGTCTGTTGGGAGAAGAACGTCGGCAGGGTTTGTTGCTAAACGAGCAGAGGCTGTACCAAGAAGACCAAGAACTTTTGCTTCGTCATCAGCCTCAGCAAATGCTTTGGCAGTAGCGGTGTCTAAACCGTCAATATTTTCCAACATGAACAAAGTTTTTTCATCAATTGTTTTTGTGGTGTCGCTTGCAACCTCGACAACACGGGCAACCAAACGCTTTGCTCGGTTGTCAGACAAAACCCATTGACCAAACTTTGATGCTTCAAAGGCTGCACTGTCTGCCGATCCTAAACCCGCAACACCTTTAGCCAATTTTGCGGCACTTTCAATTTCATCAACCGCAGATATACCTGGCAATGTTGCCTTAGCAAGCCTTGCTGTTTTAACCGCTTTACCTGCGTACATCGTTGGATCTGTACCGATTTGTACGGCAGCGTCAACAAATCCCGACAAAATTGAATAAGGCTTAGAACCAGGTGTAAAAGCAAGTTCAGCAGACCCACGGCCAATAGTCCAAGCACTGTTGTTGATTGTGCCACGGACACGACGTGCGCGCTCAGCCTGTGTTTCCATCGCCTTTTGGCTAAGGAAATAACCTTCACCGGCTTCTTGAGTATTAGACATCAATGTGCCTAACTGGGTGGACTTAAACCAACCATCAAACCCTGCTGGGTCGTTACCAGAAAATGCTTGAGAAGCGACGTTTTGAACCAAATCAGGAATAAGCGACAGACCAGCAAAACTCCATCGAGAAGCTGCTTTTATGTTGTCGTGGATAACTTCCTGAAACCAGCCTTTTTTCTTTGGCTTTGCTGGGTCTAACTGTCCTGCTGTTTGCTGTGCCGCAGACTTTTTAATCGCATCAACTGCTTGTGGCGATGTTCCTGCTTTAGCCATAGAGATAATGACAGAGGCAGGGATATACGGAGCATCTTTATAGATCTGTGAAGCACGAGTAGCAACGTCGGGGGTCGCAGTTTCTTTTGCTGTTTGTTCTGCTTTTTGTTGGTCGTAATACGCTTTGTATCGTGCGTCTTGTGTGACTGGGTCGCCTTCAAAAATCGGCATTAATACCCCTCACGAACATACGAGTCAAGCATATCCGCAAGTTCTGTAGAAGGATAAGCAGAATACAAAGCGCGTAACTCTGTCAAAATAGGATCGCTTGTCGGGACAGCGAACTGTGTGCGGGGAGTAGGCCCAGCACCGAAAGATGCACCAGCGGTAACAGGTTCATCGGGTCGTTCTGTTGGGCGGTTAAACGCACCTAACTGACCAGGAAGAATTTGTGGCGGGGCATCAGTAGGAGCTGCAGCCATTGGCACTGCCGACTGTGCATCCATCTGCTTTTTTGCTTCGCCGTATGTTTGACCTGTCGCTGTCTGCTTGGCTACTTTGCCACCGGCGTTACGAAGATCGGATCGGTTTGGATATTGCTTTGCCATTTAAGCCCCTGCTCCCATTGGTGGCATTGGAGGCAATGGTGAACTCATCGGTCCAGCCGGTGATGGAAGTCCTCCACCTCCTCCGCCAAGTTGTGCGAGTAATCCTTCAATACCACCAGGTTGCGGAGCAGACGGTGGCTGTTCCATACCCATGCCTGGCATAGACAAACCTGGCTGTGCTTCAGGTGCGCCAGTAGGGACAGGTGTTGCCTGCCGTTCCTGTGCGCGCTTTTGTGCTGCTTGAATTGCTTCAGGCAACGACATCTTGTTTTGAAGAACACGATCAGCGATGAAAGCAAGGTCGTCAGGCTGATATGGGCCGTTCGGATCTGCAGCTTGAGACTGAATAGAGGACAGCAATGCCGACTCGATTGCCTCGGCAACGATGCGATCCTTTTCCAACTCAGGATCTGCAACCAGTGGGTCTGCTTCACGGGCTGATTCTTTAGAAATAAGTCCTGCACCAAGACGCTGACCCAAGCCGATAACAAGGTTGTTCACGTCGGAACCTGCAGCTGAGTACGACACATAGTGGAAGTCTGTTTCCCACAGTTTGTTCGGGGTGTAATCCTTCATCCCGCCTGAGGTGCCTGGCATAAAGAAAGACTTAGCGGTGTTACCCCAATATGCTTTTTCAAGGGCAATAGCGATTTTGTCTTCTTCAACACGGGCAGCTGCGAATGTGTCTTGTGCTTCTTGGACTCGGAAGTCCACTGTTGCTGAAAGAATGGATTCGCCTCGACGACCGGTACGGATGTTGGTGCCTGATTCTCCACCGAACTCGGCAGGAATAGCACCCTCTAAACGCTCTTGGCGTTCAAGTCGGTCCAAGGCTGTGTCTGTTTTGTAGCCAGGGTTCAACTGTTGTACTTGGATGTCGCCACCCTTGACAACACCCAACTGTCCTGTTTTGCCGTCAGCGATCTGGATGATTTCAGCGTTCTCACCTGGGCGGGAAACAAGGTATTCATCGGGGAAAATGCCACGCTCAATAGCGATTTCAGTGAGAGCCTGAAGACGGGCGCGGGTGTAATACATTCCAAGCAGACCATCGAACTGTCCACGGGGCTTGTCAAGCGTAATACGCTGGGGGATGACAACCAATGGCATACCAGTACGGTTAGAGATACGGGACAGTTCTACCGCTGCACGACCCATGTAGGCACCGCCGGTGATTGGGTCACGATCTTTTTCTGATCCCAGCACCAACACAACGATTTCGTTTTCGCATACATATTCAAGGATGGTGAACAGATCGTCAGGGTTTGGGTTACCAACACGAAGAACACCGTTCAACAATGGGCCGTAGTTACGCATAACCCACGCATACGGACGGCTATAGGAGAAGATCACATTCTCAGGGACAGGGTTTGATTCGTCCGTGATAGGGGCAGCGAAGGTATCAAGGGGGTTACGAAGATGCCATTCGACAAGACGCTTATCAAGGTTCGGCTTGAGGAAAACGGGGGCTGAGGCGTAGGCGAAGAAGTTACGCGCACGTCGGCGGTCCTTTTGGTTCATGCGGTTTTGATCCCACATGGACAACATGGCTCGCTTGCGGTCACGGGCAAGTTGCATAGAGCGATCTTGTCCTTCACGCAGGGCAGGGAAATACGGAGAAGGGGATGTCGAGGTGACACGCATAGCCATTTGGTCAAGACCCTGAACAAACAGGTTCGCTACAGATGAACGAGATGTACGGTCCAACTCGGACAGGGGTACAACTACTTCACCGTTAGCGAGTCGGCGCACCTCACGCATCTGCTGGAGGATCGGCCCAAGGTTTTGATGACGCTCACGATAAAGATCAACAATTTCCTCAACTGATTTCATGCGCGACCTTTACTAGATTCAACGGGTGTAAAGGTATCACACTAGTCACCTATCATCCATGACGGTCGCCATTGTCGAGGTGGCTTCTTGACTTGGGTCAGGTTCGGCAGGTTCAAAATTGCCATCCATAACGCCATCACAATGTCGGTTCCGTTCTTTTTATCCCTGCTCCACTTCGTTAACTCGTCAACAGCTGCAAGAGTTTTCCAGTTTCCACGCATAGTGGGGAACCGGATAGCACCAGATCGGACAACAGGGGGTATTAATGCCTCAACACCGAGGGCTTCGTCCAGTTTGTTACGGGAAGTGGTGTGCTGAATAATGTTTACCCGCCACATTGACTGCCATTTGCGTACAAAGTCGTGGGCAAGAAGGAATCTTTGCGCTGCGTTGATCTCGACAACCCAGTGTGAGATGGGATATCCGTATTCAACTGAGCGTTCCTGCCATTCTTCCATCATGCCTGAGTATGTGCCGGTCATTGTGTCGTAGCCAAGCACTTCTTCAGCGGTTAATTTGATGCGTTCCAAGTCAACGACGTGGTACAGGTTCAGATCAGGCTGGTAAATAATCCAAACAAACGCCCAAAACATTGTGGGGGACGGGTCAACAGCGACAATAGACACTAATGGGTGCGATAAACCGTTAGGTATGTACCCAGGTAGGCGTTCATTATCAATGCAACCGTTATACATCACCCCGTCGTTACCAACACCACCGGTAAGCCAAGTGCGATCAACCAGTCGAGAGTCAATATCCAAATCTTCCTGCTGATACACAACATTGAAAACATCAGGTTTGTTGTAACGAATAAACGAAAGGTCTTTCCACGGCAAACGCTTCGGATCAAGCAACGGCCCATCAGGATAAGGCAACGACTTAAACGATCTGGACTCTTTCCCTGTGTCTAGTTCTTCGTAATACGCTTTATAGATGATATGGCGGTACTTCTTCTGCCTGATCGGTTGACCATTCTCAACATCCTCAGGGGTTTCCACATCCGAACCGTCATAATTAATGTCGTCATCAATGTCGTAAGTTTCCTTCGCCAAACAATGCGCGTACAAATCTCCTGATCCAAGACGCTGCCCAACGACAGCCAATAATCCACCTGGGTCGCACCGAGCCTCTGCGACACCATCCCACCGTTCCAGCAACTTATCTCTGGCAACCGACTCACGGGCATTATCTGGGGATGCCACGTCGTCAAAAAGGCACAAGTCCGCACGGTGACCAATGAACTCTGTTTCAATGCCATAGGCACGAACGGTTGGCTCCTTATTGTCAAGCCCGTTCCCGTCCAGTTGTTCAACGACAAATTCTTCTGCTCTCCAAAGCGCACCTTTATCAACTGGTTTAAACCTTCCATAGTCAATTGTTAAACACCCGACAGCGTTGACAGCCAGCCCCTTTTCGACCATCATCGGGTCAGGTTCAATAGGCATCACACGCTCAAGCGTTTCACGGATACGGCGAGAATACATCTTCGCCATGTTCTGAGACACCGACCCGATCATCACACGGATACGCCGGTTACGAACAATCGACCACACAGCCACGTCGTGAAACAAAGTTGACTTACCCGCACCAGGGGGAACATTCAAAACAACAAATTCTTTTTCTTCAGACTCCAACAACTCCACAAGTGTCAAAGCTGCTTCGACCTGCCACGGAGACGGAACACGGCCAAGATAGTAAGTACGGAAAAAGTCAAAATCCTCAAGCCCCCTCAACGCCTCCTCAGAAAGCATGTCGTGAGGAATGGCAGATGGCAAGTCAATGGCATCCATGAAGTTATGGTGTGCAACAGATTGGCGACCACCAGATCCTGCCCCCGAAGACACCTTATGGTCGGCTTCTTTACGGGCTGCTTCTAACTGCCTCGCCCTTTTAATCCAGCGCGTACCAGTGTTGTAATGAACACCTGTCTCTGCACAAGCATCTTTGATATTCCGACCTGCAGCTATCAGCGCAAAAAACTTTGCTTTGTCTGCCGGTGGAACTGCTCTTTTAGTTCCCATACACCACTATCGCAGAAGGAAACGGGGCAGCGTTAGGTCCATCATTGAACTTTAACCTGCCACGAATAAAACGAATATCAGAAGCATACGGCATCACATAATCATGCCACCAAGCAGTATCTGTTCTTGCCGGTACAAGACAAACAATACGACAACCCGCAAGATGTTGCTCAACTGCTTTAGCCATGAACTTGCCAATTCCTCGACTGTAAGGAGGATTCATAAAGATCCACCCCCCCCACTATCGGTACCCCAGTCTTGAACTAAACAATCACGACGTACAGGATCCTGATGGTCAGGTCCATACCAAACATCTGTCAACGCAGAACATTGCAATGCAGCTGCATCAACAGTAAAAGAAAACTCTTGGTTTAAACTGTTAAACAAAGTGTGTGGTGTTCTCCAGGTTTCATCTTGCGAAGAAAACGCGGTACGACCACTCCAAAAATCATTGCTCATAATCCCCTCCTGTGGTTTTCACCACTTTACTTTATCAGCCCAGTAAGCAGCAGACATCTTGCCTTTAGCGATATTGCTTGCGTGTCTTGCTTTGAACGCTTTGTTCCTAGCCGATCCTTCAGGGGAACCCTTCACACCTTTCTGCCCAAAACGAATCGTCTTGATCTTGTCGCCTTCTTTCGCCACAACGACGTGCGACTTCGTAGGATGATCCGGTGTTGCCTTCGGCTTATTAAACCCCGACACACCAGCCCGTTTCAAACGAGGATCTGGAGCCATCACTTCTTCTTTCGACCAGCAGCCATGTTGTCAATCAAATTAGGATAAGGACGGCCAGCCTTCTTAGCCCGTGCCATCGCCGACTTCTTCTGTGCAGGAGACAACGGAGTTGACTTGCCCTTCGGATTCGGTTTATCCCAAACATCTTTTTTCTTCATACCGCAACACTACATAATCTGCTACACTCAAGACCGCAACAGAGAAAGACTCCCACGCTGGGAAGCGTCAGAGCGAGCAAGGCTGTACACCGGTTGCATGGTGCGGGGCATTTCACACTAGGGAACTAGGGTCGATGTTCCCTGCAACCAAGACAGAATGAAGACAGATGGTCTGATCCCCTGTTGCGTAAGAGGAACAAGCAGCGTTGAATGAACGACCAAACATTCCAACCTTTACAGGTGTCGGCTAAAAGAACTTGGCTACGGCGACCTTGAACCATTGTGGTTCTAAACCGTGGGGGAAAGCCATCTACTCTTTGCTTGTCTTCAACACAGCCAGTTGTGTCTAACGCCCTCGTGCTTCGCACAGCGGTTGTTCGCAGCGAAACACGAATCACGTCGCTGTGAATGTGCAACGCTTCGGATGGGCCTTTGAAAACCGGTCACTCATAGTGGTCAGCAAACACACACAGTCACACAGTCGAACACCTAGCCAACCTGGTACAAAAGAGTGACAACATCTGTGAGCAGTAATACAGTACTCCCCCCGCACGCGCCTCGGCACACCCCCAGTTGCTCCAACAGTCCTGGACTTTTCGACCCCTTGCCCCAATAATTACATAACAAGCATTATGGGCGGGACTTGCCACCCCCCTCCCCCCCTCCCCGACCGTTGCGAACAGTCACCGGCTGTTAGCTGCAAGGTGGTCGGGCGGGCGTTCCGCCTTGCCCCTTCGGGGTGGTGATCTTGTGCCTGTTTGGTTCTAAAAAGAATTTGGGAAAGGTGCTTGCAATTGTCGCACGGTTCCCCCATACTGTCTGTGTCGGCAATTCGGTCGGCACGGATAGCGAAGGGGCTACCAATGAAACAATGGGCAATGAATACGGGGAAGGCATACGCCGACACCGTTCTTACACAGTCAACTAGTGGTGTAGGCACTTGCGAGACTTGCGGAGACGAATCGGTTCCCGTGTGGTATTGCGGTACGGGCGATGAGTGCCGTAAGTGTTTCGCCGAGAGCATTGAATATTGGGAGGAGCGTGGCGGGTTCTCCTCCGAAGGGCTGTTCGATTCGTTGAACGCTTGCCGTCTTCCCCGTGAAGATTCACGCCTCTACCGTGTGATCATGGGCGCATATTTCAACGCCATCCGTGGCAAGCGTTCGGAGCCGTGTGAAGAGTGCGGGGCGGTTATGACCTACGATTACACCGTGGACGAATGGAGCCACGAGGACACCCCCACAGCGGGACAGTGCTACACGGCGTTTCGTTGGGGGGTCAAGTGATGCACCGAGAACATATCTCTCAATTAGAGGCGCAAGGGCTACCGATCCCGACAGAATGCGAACGCCTTCCCGCTGTTGAGGTGGTCACGGTGCTGTCGATGCTCTACACCGATAGGGCGAGACTCACCCCTGAGGAATCGCAAGCCCTCGCCGATGCGGTTGCATTGATCCGAACTCATGCCCTCCCAATTGGTCACCCGTGGGCGTTGGGATGACCTCGTGCCGGTTTTGCAGCTACCGCGCCAGGTTCGGCTTAGTGTCGGGGCGGGCGTGTTAATGCTTGCAATCTGTCGCACGGTTGTATTACCTTAGAAACGGGGCGGGGTTCGACCCGTGGAAGGTTCGCCACCTTCCCGCCCACTATGCCCAACGGGGCAGAACCGCTACAGCGGGAATATGAAAGGGGGCAGGCATCATGTCTGCATATCAAGTAAACAGGGACACGATCGACCTGATCGTCTCCGTCTTAGTGTCATGGAATAAACGAGGAGGTAGTCCCTATGTGTACACCTACGGCGAACCACCAACCGATCCCGAAGTGATTGCAGAGACGGAACAGCACAGCACCTACGCCTTCACTCGTGCCGACTACACCACGGCAGACGCGCTAGGGCGTGAGTTAATTGACGCAAATGTCAAGAGCCTCGCTACCCGATATAGCGATGGGATCGAGATGTGCAGCTATTACAGCGAGTCCTACACATGGAAGCCAGTTCTAGATTCTCAGGTATCAGTTGCCCGTGCAATGGGGGCTATTGGTTGCTACCGCTATCAGGCGTGTGAGTTTGACGGGTGGCGGGGTTCATTCGCCGAAGGCTTAGCCAATGCGGCCATGGATCGCCTCATCGAGATGGTGTCTCAGGGTTGGGATTACTCACGAGACGAGAACCGCAATGACTCCAACGTCGTTTCAATTTTTGAGATGGGGGGTGAGTGATGACCGCCCCAACAATTACCGCCGAACGGATCCACCCATCAGGAGGGTGGCACTTGTCCGCCGTTGTTGGTGAGGGCAATTCCTTTTTAGTGTGGCGTAGTTATTACGGCTACACCAAAAAGGAGGCTCTCGGCCTCTTTCGTCAACTTTTAAAGGAGTTTTAATCATGGGCGCAATGTCACCACAGCGGGCAAGCACCGAACACACGCCGACCCCATCGGTTCAACGTCGCCGGTATCGGGTCGGGGGGTGGGACTTGGAATACAACCCAGAACACCCCTCTACTTTGTGGGCGATCCCCGAACACTTGAAAGAATTCCGCCAGGCATCGGGGGGGATCTATTACGGCGAGGACTCAACGCCACCAATGGGGTGGGACTTGCCTATCCCGCCGAAGTATGTCCGCACGGCGGCCCTGTCGATCATGCGTGAACTAGCGAAGGAGGGCGACCAATGAACCGCCCCGACTTTAGAAGGTACGCCTGCCCCGTGTGCAACGTCGGAAAGGGGGAGAGTTGCGTCTCTCCCTTGTCCGGTGATCGACTAGCGGTGACTCACATATCACGAGAACCCGAACACCGCTATAAGCCCTACACCTCCGAACAGGCGACACTTCAGGCCCTTACTAATTGGATAGTGGCGGGCAACCCATGATCCACCAACCAACAAACAGAAAAGGAAACAACACAATGACAACAACAACTAACTACACCGCGCCCGCCAGGGTCCACGACTTACTAGGGCAGGCGTACCGCCTCATCGAAGACGCGCAAGCACACGCCGATCGTTGGGATAGGGCAGAACTAGGGCGAGGGCTAGACGGTATCCGTTGGCAGCTAGGCGACTTCATCGCCCAAATCACGCCACTTACCTCCGCCCACACCCTTGACCCCGTGTCGGGCGAATGGGTAGCCGATGACCGCCACGCCTTTAGTCTCGCATTAGAGGGTGGCGAGTGATGACCCGCAACTATTCCCCGAATCACCCCGCTGTTCGGTCATGGCTTGACCTTGACAACGCACCACCGCAAACGGTGCGCCAACGTCGGGAGGCGATGAACGCCCGTGCCGGTCGATCTAACGCCTTACCCCGTAGCCGTGCGTTTGTGGGGTTCATGTCGATCCTTGCGACCTTCCCCGCAATGGCGTGGGGCGAGGCACACGGGCAGCTAGTTGTGGCGTTCGTCCCGCTTGCGTTCGGGGTGTACTGCCTCGCGCCGTGGATGCGTAAAGACATTGAGGAGGTAAGCCAATGGCGTTAAAGATTCGTATCTCATGCGACCGATGCAACGGCGAGGCGATCCCGTTCACCATCGGAACGGCAACCGATGCCAGGGTGGAGCGATTCCCCGAAGGTTGGTTCTATGACGGCGAGGTCGATCTCTGCCCCGTGTGTACGGGGCGGGACGGCAGCTATTGGTCGGCGGAACCGTTCTAGTGGGGCTGTTCGTTAATAGCCTCATCGAGATATGGGATGTCATAACGGAACCGCAACGTCGCAAGCGTGAGGATGCCCGCATAGACGCGCTGTGCTTAGCAATGGAGCGTGAAGGCTTCACGATTACCCAGGTGGTAGCAGGTGTGCCGGTAAAGTGGTTCCGTTACTGTCCCCGTGAGGTGTGGAGGTGGTCATCGTCTGAGCGTATGGCCCATGTCTTCCATGATCGTTCAGCAGCGGAGCGAGCAGTAGAAAATTGCTCTGTCTCTTACAAGTCGAGTTACCAGATCATAAAACGACAATAGTTTTTATCTGATACTCTGTAACTGCCCTAGCCGGTGTCCCCCTTCTCATCGGCTAGGGCTTTTACTTGCGCCAAATTAGCGGCGTTGCGACACGGACATATTCGTCTCGTTCTTTCGGGGTTAGCCCGCCCCACATCCCGTTGCGCCTGCCGGTTAGTTCTTCGTGTGGCAACTCTGACATGAGACACTCGACTCTCACGGTGCAGACATCGCAGAACTGCCGTGCTTTATTCCAGTAGAAACTACGCACATCGCCACTTGGGATGTCAGGGAAGAAGATCGCAGGGTCACGGACATTGCGACACTCGGCGTTGTCTCTCCACTCATGCACGGGGCGACCCCTTCTTCGTTGTCTTTTTTGTAACACGGTTGCGTATGTCGTGGCATACACATTGACACGCCCCAATTTCTTCCCGTGTCCAGATCCGTAACGCCCTGGCTACTGTCCCGCAGTGATCACATTCCCGCTGTGTTTCGTCGGTCATACGGCGAGGATATGTCGAGCAATCCATGCAGCTACGGGTGAGGCGACCCCGTTACCGCACATCTTGAACCGTTGAGAGTCGGAGACAACCCCGTTGGTTCCTTGTGAGGTGTGGTTATCAGGCCATCCCATGAGACGCTCGCACTCTAATGGTGTGAGGCGACGTACAACTAGCATTGGAGTGCCATGCCCGATGGCGTGTGGTCCACGCGCAACAAGTGGTGGCATCGCATCGTCTTCCTTGATATACGGATCGTAGGCTGCGTTGGTTCCTTGGTTGAAAGCTGCACGATCTATCACGACTGTCTCTATTTCTTGGGCGATCATCGGGGTGTTGAGTCCACCGGTTCCCATCTTTGCGGAGAGTGTTTGCGATAGTCCTTGTTTGCCCATGCGTATGCCGTCACGGTAGGAGTTCTCAAAGATCAACGGGTCAGCCTCTTGAATCACATGAGGTGTGTTGTCCCCTTGTTTTCCTTCTGCCTTCAGCGTTGGAACGATCCCTTCCCACACCTGCCCACCTTTACGAGCTGCTGATGGTGCGAACACAGTTACATCTGCTTCGCAAGCAACAGCAGGAATAAACATATGGGTCAGCGTTGGCGATGGATCACCGTCTGCCCCTACACCCAGCCCTTGCCGGTTCACTGCGTCTCTCTTGTCGGGGTCACGCAAAGCATTACGGGTATCAATCGGGTACGCCACGGATTGTGCGCCAGTCTGGTCAAGGGTGTACATCGGATCTCCGTCCTCGCCCACACCGAAACCGTTCTGTTTCTTTTCGATTTCTCGACCATCTTGAATCGGATATGTCTCGACCGGTTCAACCACTAGGTTGTAATGCTCTGAACCTGACGGCCCACCCGTACCCTTATGCCACTTGCTAGTGACAGAGGTAGTTAAGACTCCGCTAGGTGTTGACCCTGCTGCCCATTGACCACTTGTTCCAATGCGATCTTGAGTCTCTCTGGTAGCACCTTGCCCCTGTTCTCCGCCCTCCGCAGAATTCCCGCGCAAGCCTTGGCTGACAGGAAGTAACGGCTCGGGACAGCGGAGGCTGGTACCAGAATCGAAACAAGTCGTGACGAACACGCGCCGTCGTCGCTGGGGGACTCCGAAGTATTGTGCATCCAGCACTGACCACTCACTGAAACACGCCCCTGCTTCATCCATTTCGTAGAGGACTTCCCCGAAGTCGGCACCTCCGTTGGACGATAAGGCCCCGACGACAT